ACATCTTGGCTCTTGCCATACTTGGCTGCCAACATAGTTGCAGCCAATCCTGTAATAAAGAACTTGGCATCTTCGGTTTCGCCATCTTTAATAAGGGTGTAAATACTTTGAAGTGCGTGCATAATATTGAGGTATCTACCCTCTTCTAGTTGTATGCCTACCTTAAAATCTAAGTGGCTAACGTGGTCCCAAAACCTGTCATCCAGCGGCAACGCATTCTCTGATTCGTTCGTCAAGCCATTCACTTCCATTCCTAATCATCATACTGTTTACATCTTCGCCATCTGGCATACTAATAATGTTTACATTACCTAGTTCACGACTAATCTTCTTGCCGAACTCTAGTCCTGGGGCATCCCCATCTGCTAGAACAACGACAACATCAAAGTCATCTAGGATTTTACCATAATGTTTCTTCCAGTTATTAGCACCTGGAATACCAACTGTTGGGTGCTGTGTCTTGACGCTCATCATAATACAATCGAACTCACCTTCAGTCACGCAGATATAATCATCTGCTGCAAAGACTGCCTGAGTATTAAACATAGTAGTTTCAGCACCAACTAATCCCATATACTTAGCATCGTGTGTACCTGTTAAGTCACGGAATCTAATATCTACCACGCCTGATGGCGTGATATAAGGGATAGCAAGCCTGCCTTTATATGGTTCGTGACCTGGAAGTGGGTCTTCTACCACTCCCAAGTGAAAGACTTTTGCCTCGTCTACCGAGAGTTGACGGCTTGACAGATAGTCGCTCGCGCTTTCTATCGCTGCTGCGTATCTCTGTGTTGCCTGAAGTAAGAAACTTCTCTGCGAATTGTTTAGCCTCACTAAAGTTTATCCTCTCTCTCTCCATAATTAGGGAATAAGTATCGCCTTTGACACCACACCCGTGGCAGACAAAGGCGTTCTTATCAAAATTTACTGCTGCACTTGCGTGTGTGTCAATGTGAAAGCAACACTTCATCTTGCGCCAGCCTGAACCTACTGCTGGTAGTTCTGCACCTATGTAGTTTAGGTACTCTTCAATTCTTGGCTTCTCCATTAATTGCTCTCTTCAATAAGTCTAACCATACGTAGCCAGGCATAGTGCAGTACCAATCGGCAGGTCTTCCCCGTCCCTTCCTCTTGTGCCACACTACGCCTGTCCACGCTTTGTCGTTAGCCATTTCGACTATCAACTCTTCTACCCACGCTGACAACTTCATTGTCGCGTGGTTTTTTATTTCAATTGTAACTCCAGGTATACCTGAGACGTCACCTTTATCTAGAGTAGCGCCAGCCAATCGCCTATCTGCATACTGAAAGCCATTCTCTTTGAGGTATTTAACCACATCACGTTCGGCTCCCGAGCCTTTGGCTTTGGCTGCGCTACTCACCTTCTGGTGCTAGCCTAACTTCGGTGGTTTCCCAGCCTGTTTCTGTTTTTTTATCTGGAGTTTCTAGTTTCTTTGCACGTTCTTCTGCTATTTCTAAAGAAGAAGCACGTATGTATTTAACTTTATATTTACTATAAGTAATTCTGTATTTTGGCATTATACCGTCATTTCTACTTGTCTATAATCTCGAACTATATCTTCTAGGTGCATTGATGCTGGTTCAAATGATAACGAAATGTAAGTATTACCTGTTGCATCTGCTTTCCCATATCTGTTCTTAACAGGGGCAACGCATAAATATGAATCTAATCCTTGCATCATCTGACCTACAGTTAACACCATAGCAGGAATCTGCGCGACCTTACCTTGCAACGCTGAGCGAGGCTGGCACGGATAACCAGGTGCACCTTCCTGCGTATGGTGTAACACTAGTACTGCTGCATTGGTATCACGTGCTAGGTATTTAAGTTCTTTCATTACCTGTCGCATACCTGCGAACTCTTCGTGTCCATCAATTGCGATGTCCATAAGATTGTCCACAACTATAAGTGTAGGGCTTCTGCCCCATATAGTTTCAAATGCAGATACTTCCTCATCTAAATCACGAAGAGTAGGACTTGGTTCAAATGACCAATACATATTTCCATACTCACGCAAGATTGACTCTGCTGTATCTGGCTGTGTCTTTAACATTAGTTCTGCTTGTTGTTGTGGAATGCGTGCACGAAGTGCAAGTAATCGCATAGCCATTGTATGTGCATTAGTATCGGCAGAGAAGTATAGTGTCGGTTGTTTTAATCTTGCTGCGATATGTAATGCGATACTGGACTTGCCTGCACCTGGAGTGCCTGCAATTACAGTTACTTCTGCACGTCGTAATATGATTCCTTCACGGGCAAAGGCTTGGAAAGGTGGCGGTAATGGTTCTCCGCCAACCTCTGCCTTGCCTACGCTACGACGTAGTGTTTTCATTTATGCCTTTGTTTGGTCGGCTACAAATGAAGCAAACTCTGGTGAGTTAGCCTTGACATATTGTGTAGCACACTTGGTTGGGTCGCCTTGCTTTGCTGGGCAGAAGTGTCCCTTGTATGGGCCGAACTTACCAGTCATACCGTAGATACGAGTCATTGTTCCGTGAGGACACATACGTTGCCCACTACCTGCTGGCGGTGGTGTTGGTGATGCAAACTGCTCAGATACAACTGTACCTCCGAGTGCTTGTGCTGCATAGCCAACTGCTGGATTAGTTGGTGTTGCTGCAGGTGCGCTGAAACCAGTGCTACGCACTGCTTTTTCGACCTCATCAATTGCCTCTACAATTGCAAAGACTTGTGTTGTTAGTGCTGTGAATTCATCAGGTGTGTTAGCACGAAGTGTTAACTGAGTACCTGCTGCTGTCTTTAGATTGATACTGATTGGTGCTTCTGTGTGTGACATCATTCTCCTTGAAATGGGGTTGATATTTTCTTTGCTTCTCGGTGCTTACGAACTTTCATTGCTAGTTGGATACCTTTCCAACCGTGAACTAAGTCTACAAAGTGCAAGGTACATTGTCCACTACCTGCTGGTAGATGAACGATGATTCCTTTCTCTGTATTCACGTCTCCCCAAGAGCCACGGGTTGCCGTAGCAGGGTCATACGGCAAGCCGTTGGCATATACTGATAGTTGCATAGCAATCTTATTAGGATAACTAATGCTTCCTGTTTTAAGGTCAGAGATAAACTTCTCACCTTTGTATTCAACAATTCTGTCTGGAGTTCCTGCTATCTTGTACTTATCCAATACACAGAATTGTTCAATGTGTATGTTAGTAAAGTTCTTGGTTGCCTCAGCGTAAGCCTGTATGTCTGCGACATAATCTTCAGGGATAGGCCCAAGGTCTTGGCCTCTATCTAACTTTTCTGTTAGAGCGTGAATAGCAGTACCAATAGTAGCCTGTCGAGTAGCACCCGCTGCTTCCATTGAATCTTCTACTAACTTGTCCATCTCTAATTTGTCTTCACGTGCTGCTGATGCAGCAAGTAAAAGGTCTGGTCGTAGTGTTAAACCTGTTGCAGCCATACGTAATTTCCACGCAACTAATGCAGTGCCATCATCTAATGAACCTGCAACTGTTGTTGTTCTTGTGTATGCAACTGGCTTGCCACCTTTTGGTGGCACAATCATAGGTCTTCCGTACCTATCTCTAGGTACTTCTACTTCTGCCATATTGTCTCCTTATTTAGACTAGGGTAGGCGGGACAAGGAGAGAGTTCAAACCCACCTACCACTAGTCGTACCATCATAGCATAGGAACGGCTATGCATTGATGTCATTGCCACAATGTGGACAAAACTTCTCTCTCTTTTTATATACTTCTACTTTAACGTCATCTTTAAAGTTTTGATGCACATATATTTTACACCTATTGCGCACTGTATATGTACGTACTATAGCACCAGACATATGCAGTACTGACAACACGCCACTCGCCGTGCCGTGATGCCAACCTGTTTCTGTGGCTAACTCTTTCCAAGTTAACCCTGCGGTACCTCTAAGTTTTAATAGACGTAACGCTTTTTGTTGGTTGTTTTCTTCCCGACCAGAAGAAATATTATCTATTGCTCTTTGTCTAGAAGTATCCGAACCCGACCAACCAGCAGTACCATTATATGGGACGTATGCTTGACTCATTACTCT